GTCGAGGCGGCGACCAGATGGAACGCGCGCGAGGTGGCATCAACATCGTCATCATGGGGAAGTTCTGGGAAGCCTTCTAGCATCGAGAACCACCTATCGTTCCATGGCCCGCGCAGCACCAGCACGTTGCCCGCCTCGCACTGGGCGCTGAACGGGCTGAAGCGGGTGATCTTGTCGCCGGTCTCGGGCGTGGCCTCCAGTGGGAAGCCCGCCATCAGCCGAGTGAACTGGGCGATCTGGCTCTTGCCCGCCTGTCCTGGGTCTTGCGGCAGGCCGACGGTGACGTGGTAGCCGTCCTGGCTGGAGATGTTCATGACCGCGCGCTCCACCTCGGCGGGCGTGCCGCGCATGTAGGTGGCGTCCATCACGAGGTAGGTGCCGTCCATCAGCCGGGCGATCTTCACTGAGGTGGTGAAGTCGGGATCGTTCTCGGCGGTCTCGGGCGTGGCGGCCAAGTCCCAGCCCCTGGCCGTCTGCACCTGAACCGGCGCGATATCGACCACGCGCACCCAGGCCCGGTTGAAGTAAAGTCCAGCCGCTGGCCTGATCCGCCAGTTGCCCTGCAGCAGCCGTTCCCGCTCCACCGCTGGCAGCAACATCAGGTTGCCCAGATAGCCGGGGTCGTTGCGCATCAGCGCCGGATTGTCGGCCAGCTTCGCGCCGATGAAGGTGAACGATTTGATCATCTCGGGCGCGTGTCCGGTGGCCGCCATCGCCTCGCGCTTGCTGTCATACCAGACGAGGCTGTCGTCGTTGCCGCGCACGAAGAAACGCACCACGCCGGATCGTTCCGGGATCGGGTAGCCTGTCTCCGGGTTCCACCACCAGGAGATCAGGTCAGCCACCCAGGAGCCCGCGTCGGCGTTGCAGCTTGCGCGGATGTAGGGCCGCACCCCAGCGGTCGAGCGGTTGCGGCTCATCAGGTAGAAGAACTGATACTTGGTGAACGTGGTCAGTTCATCGAAACAGATGCAGCCGATCTGGCTGCCATGCCATTCGAGACAGGTCTGATCGTATTCGAGATGGGACAGCTTCACTGACCCGCCGTTCGGCCAGAGCCATTCCAGCCGGTGGTTGATCGGCAGTCCCCTGGCGTGCGGGAACAGCTTCATGGTCTCGGACCACAAACCGCCTGGCCGTCTGAGATCGACGGTCGAGCGGCGGAACATCACCGTGTCGAAGCCCTTCACCCGGCTCGGGTAGCGCATCGCCTCCAACAGCAGCGACCAGGACTTCCCCGACCCGGCTGACCCGCCGAAGACGGCGATGTCCGCGTCACAGGCGAGGAAGGTTTCCTGTGGCCCGGCCTGCGGCCTGATCTGGGTGCGGTCTTCGAGCGCGGTGCCGCTCATTCACGCCGCATCCTCGACGTTGCCCTCGATGACCGGCCCCAGGTCTTCGGGCTCGTCGCGGCCATTGCTCGGCATGTAGAACTGCACCGCCTGACGCGAGCCGTCACTGTCGAACACGTCGGAATTCATGTCGGTGTTCTTGGGCACGCGCCACCGCTCGCCGCCGTGGGTGCCCAGCCAGTAGCGTTGCGCGGCGACGTTGCCAGCGAGCCCTTCCTTGACCAGCGCGAAGCCCATCTTGGCGGTGATCATGTCAGCGCCATCGGTCAGTTCGGTTTTGAAATGCTTGGCCACCGTCTTCGGGGCGATGTGCAGCAGCTTCGCCATGACCGCCTGGGATACGCCGTTGGCGGCCAGCACGCGCACCAGTTCGCGGGCGTTGGCGTCGGGCACGTAGGCTGGCAGCAGGCTGACCCCGCCCCTGCCCTCGGTCTTCGCTCCAGGCGGCAGCTTGACGCCGTTGCGCATCATCACGGCGAAATCATTAGCCACGCTCGGCCTCCTTGCCGGTGAATTGCTCCCAGCGCGCCAGGGTGATGTCGCAGTAGCGCGGGGACTTCTCGATGGCGACGCAGCGGCGGCCCAGCATCTCGGCGGCGATGACGGTGGTCCCAGACCCGCAGAACGGCTCCAGGATCGTGGCCCCCGGTTTGACCCATTGCTCGACCACGAACGCCACCTGGGCGGTCGGGCGCGGGCAGGGGTGCTGGCGCTGGATGTTGTCGGGCTTCAGCAGATCGCGCGAGGTGTCGGTGTAGTGCCAGTCGCGGTTGGTCTCGCCAGCCGTCCAGGGCTCGCCCCCCGGCTTCCACCAGCACAGCACCGCGTCATAGCCGTGGTGCATTATGGTGCCTTTGGTCATCTGGCTGAACGAGCGGGTGCCGATGAACAGCCGCCAGTCGCGTGGAAACCAGCGCCCGAAGTGATGCACGTTGCGTGGGCTTTGCCAGACGAAGACCGGCGCGCCGGGCGGGCACAGCGCCTCGGCCCGTTCGATGACCCGCCATATCCAGGCCCCGTAGCCTTCCTCGCCGTAGTCGGTGTCATCGTGCTGGTCGTATTTGAAGCCGATGCCGTAGGGCGGGTCGGTGATCAGCGCGTCGATGGTGTTCAGGAAGTTGTCCATGTCGGGCAGGATGTCCAGGCAATCGCCGCAGCGGAGGACGTGGTCGCCCATCACCCACACGTCGCCCGGCTTTGTCCGCGCCTCGAACTGATCCGGCACCGCGTCGGGATCGGTCTTGCCCTTGGTCTTCACGGCCAGGAAGTCAGCGATCTCGGTGCCGCCCCAGCCCATCAGTTCAAGATTGAACTCTTGTAGCTTCAGGTCCGCGAACTCGATCTTGAGGAATTCGTCCGACCACGTGGAGTTGGACGCCAGCTTGTTGTCGGCCAGCCGGTAGGCTTTGATCTGCGCCTGGGTCCAGCCGGTGGCGATCATCGCGGGGACATTGATCAGCCCCAGTTGCCTGGCCGCCTGAACGCGGGCGTGCCCGGCGATCAGCGTGCCGCCCTCGTCCATCAGCACCGGCATGGTGAAGCCCCACTCGGTGATCGAGGCGGCGATCTGGTCGATCTGCTGTTTCGAGTGAACGCGGGCATTTTTGCCGTAAGCCTTGAGCCGGTCCACCGGGTAGTGGGCGACATTATCAGCGGGCCATAGTTTCGTTGTAGATACGTTATCCATCCGGTTCGATCTCCCGCGACTTGACATAGTGCGCCACTAACTCTATGTTGACGACGCACACAACCACGACCGGAGCAAAAACACCATGTTGCTTGGATTGATCACACGGCGGTATTTCGGGTTCTGCCCGTTGATCCGCTATCTGCCCGTGGGCGTTCGCTCATGGGCGGTCTCGAACCTTGGCCGCGTGCGGGTGCCGAGATGAGCATCGCCAGCGATCTGCGCTTCGCCGCCTGCCGGGTCGAAAGCCTTTTGGTTGACCTGGAGCGCCTTCAATTCTGCGCCCGCGCCTATCTGGACGCGCCGTTGACGGGAGAGGAACGCACCCGGCTGCGCGAACAACTCGAAAACGCCCTCGCGGCATCGGGGGCGTGATGACCGAGAAGCGCCTGCCCACGCTGGCGGATCGCTTCCTGGCCACGGCGCATGGAAGCCTCGCCACCAACTATCTTCAACGTCCCTACTTCGAGGGTCTGCACCGAAAGGTGCGGGCCGCTCATAAGTTCGTCTTCGATGAAGCCGCCGCCACGCGGATCGCTCATGTGGTCCGTGACGTGCCGGAACTGATCCTAAGAGAGCATGAATTCGCCCGCGCGCCGTTCGACCTGACATGGATCGAATACCCGCACTGGAAATTCTGGCGCGAGGTCGGCAACGACCCCCTGAACCAGGACGCCACCGCCGATCACACCATCGGCTACCTGATCGACGGCAACATGGTCTCGGTGGTCACGGGCGGCACCGTTGGCGATCCAAACATGGCCCCGTTGCCGCAGATATTTCATTACTATCTCAACACGGAATGGCCACCCGCCGTCATGGATGAATTCATCCAACACGGGGGCGGAACGATACGGGGGCTCGACGCCTACCTGTGGGGCAACACGCTCAAGCACATGGACGAAGAAACGCGGGCCAATCTACGTAACCGCTACATGGTGGCTCTGGCCCCGATCCGGCACGACCACCGCGCCAACCAAACGCGCGGGCTGCTGGACAGTTCGTTCAAGGGCAGCATTGGCGAGACCCGCAACATCGTCACGATGCTGTTGATGCTGAACCGGCCCACGCTCACCCGCCACGTCGGCTCGCCGCCCACCGTCAGGGGTTTCATCAAGGGCAAGGTCGCCCCGTTCATGAACCACACCCGCGTCACCATCGACATCGACGCGGTGCCCACCATGCGCCTGCTTGGCACGCCGTCGGGCGAGGGTGTGCCGCGCCGCCTGCACGAGGTCCGGGGCCACTTCTGCCACAACGCCGAAGCCCACGAGTATGCCCGCATCGCCGGGTGTCAGCACGAGTGGGTCGCCTGCGACGATCTCTGGACGCCGATGGCGGCCACGCGGATCAGCGATGCCAACCACTGGGTCTGCGATGTCTGCGGCGGCAAGCGATGGTGGAAGCATGAACACGAACGTGGGGACCGCAGACGCGGCAGCGTGATCCACGATGACTACGACGTAACCGCCAATAAAGTGAGGTCAATGACATGAGCAATGAAGTCAAAGCCTGGATGGAAGGCTACAAGATCAATCTGGTGAACCAGATCACGATATTGCGAAACCGTATCAGCTTGGTCAACGCCATGCTGCTGGAGTTCGACGCGGGCACCGTGACACCAGCCCCCAACGCCATCGACCTGTTCGAGCAAGCGAAGGCGGAAGCGAAGGCGGCGAGGGCGGCGAAGAAGGCCGCCAAGCCGAAGTCGAAGAAGCGAGGCCGCCCGCCGTCCACCATGCCACCGTCCAAGGCCACGCCGTTGGTGGTGACCGCGCTGGAGGCGGCTGGATCGGAAGGTGCCACCGCGCGCGAGGTCGCGGAGATCGCGTCGTTACCAATCGGCACCGCCTCATCGCGGTTATCGATCATGGCCCGCAATGGAACGGTCGCTCACGATCCAGGCGGGCACCGCTATTTCGCGTTGCATTCAATACGTGAAGACAACAATGTGTCATGAGCATCAGCAAGCGCATCCGCGCCATCGAAGCCCTCGGCTGGAATGTCAGCCACACGCGCGGAACGCATCTGCGCTGCAGCCACCCGAAAGCCTCCAGAACGGTGTTCACGGCGGGGACGCCGTCGGATCATCGCGCCTGGATGAACCTGAAACACGAACTGCGCCGCGTGCTGCGCGAGGGGAGGACTGACATTGAAACCTGACGGAACGCGGGAGCGGATCATCCTGTGCGCGGTGTGTTTGGCGATCTTCACGCCGCGCGACGAACGCCCGCGTTTCTATTGCAGCGATAAGTGCAGCAGAACCAGCTACCGCATCCGGCGTGGCAACATGCTGAAGCGCCTGAACCGTAAGCTGCGGCTCACATGCGAGAGGAGTCAACTATGACAATGCCTGCCGCGACAAGCCATAGCCCCCGCTGCTACCTCGGTTGGGCGGTCGAACGTCCCGACCATCCGCTCTACGTGCAATACGGAGGCACCGAAGCGGAGGCATGGAAGATCGCGCTCGGGTGGCCGTCCCCGGAAGAGGTTGAGCACGCCAAGGCAAGCGGCGGTCGGGCGTTCCAGATCGAGATCAGGGAGGTAAAAACTTGACATAGTGCGCCAGTCGGACCACGTTCCCACCGCACACAACCAACACGAGGATTGAACAAATGTGGATAGTTTTGAACGACGCCTTCCTGTCCGTGGTGAAGCACCGCAACCCCAACATGCTTTTGGTCCGCGCGCGGAAGGAGGCCGATCTGGAGGCGATCTTTCCCTCGGCCAAGATCACCCACACGCCTCAGCGTGACTACCAGTATCGTTGCGTGGTCAGCCGCGAGGCGGTGAAGAAGGCGCTGGCCTTTGAAGTGGACCGGATCGACTACGACAATTTCAAGAACTCGGTCGAGGACAACGAGCGGCACGACGCCTATTCGGCCATCTGGTCCACGATGTTCAGTTGGGCGCGCGGCGGCTTCGAGCGGAAGCCGG